CTGAAATGACTGCGAATATCCAAGCGCACTATAAGTTCCGCCTGTAGCTCCCATTGGAATCATATCACTTTGCATGTTTGACAATGCTCTTCTAATGACTCTCATGCATACAATTTTTTTTCGATCCTCGTCTGCATTTGGTGCATAGCTATCGATCAGCACTGATGCTTCTTTTGCAATTTCGTCAAACTGCTTTCCCTCTTCGTCACTCAGTGATCGAAAGTTTTTCTCAAAATCATCTTTTGAGATGTACTGATTCATTATGCCTTCGCCTTTCCGACGAGCTTGGCAAATGCATCTGTTTCACATCTAAAGCCAACTCTTGTTTCAACTTTTACTGCAAACATGTCACGCTGCCAAAGATTAATGGTTCCTTGTGATGTAGTGAGGTTTGCTTGATCAGAAATTGCCATAGTCATGTTATTAGTGACACCATATACTGCTTTCGACCACTGCCCTAAAAAACCTAACACTTTTGGAGTTGTTTCTGTTTCCGGTGCGTATACTCCTGACGATCTATAAACCTGAGAACCCATAATAATGTTAATTGTACCACCTGCTGGTCCATCAACAAAAATAGGTCTGCCGTTTTTATCCTTGAAGTTTAATAAAACACCTTTTGCTTTCGGAGAAATAACATATCCGTTTACTTCATAATTTTTATCCGAGATTGCTGTTTCTGCATTAACACTTCCTTCATATGCGTCTGTTTCAATGTCATATGACGCTACTGATCCAAGATTATCGAATAAATCGCCAGGCTTTTTATAATTGCCAAACACTGTACCATCAAATTTTTTAGCAAGTGCTAATGGAATTCTGCTTACAAGAGCATTATACAAAGCGTTGTAATCATTCTGAAACTCATTAGAGAACGGAACAATTACTGACAGTTTGTATGGCGTCCACATTTTTGTTGTCATTTTTGGATTAGACACTGGAATTTCTTCCGTTTCGCCAACCCAGTTTGCTTCTACATCATCTGTAATGACTGGAATTTTTTCCCCGTTTCCGGGCAGCTTATCAGCTCTTGCCAGCTTCATAACTGCTGACTCTTCCTGCGTTTTTGCAATAATTTCGCTGGATACTGATGGTGGCAAATCAATTGCACCTTTATTTGTATCAAATGCCATTTACATTTTCCTCCTTAAAAATAGTTATCAAAAAAATCTCGGAAGTCCTCTTCAGGTGTTCCTCCCCCTTCATGGTCCATGTGATCGCCTTTATCTTTAAATCTTTTAGGCTTTGAATTTCTACTTCCGGCAAATTCAAGGATTGCCTTTGCTTCTTCTTCACATGATTCTTCATCAGACCCATGAAGGAGATTAGCCGGTACGCCCATTTTCTTGGCCACCGTTTCATGAACAGTTCTCAGGCTTTCGGCTTTTTTGTATTTTTCGATTTCACTTTGAAGTTTAGAATTTTGTTCCTGTACACGTTCGAGCTCTGATTTATTCTTTTCTTCATATTCATCAAATTTAGCTGCTTTTGCTTTCAGTTCATCATAATCCGCATATTTACTTTTTTCTATAGCAACGCGTGAACCGACAATCTGATTCATTTCTTCCTGAGTAAAAGTGCGTTCTTCACTACTGCTTTTCCCTGTTTCTCCCATATTTGTACTTTCTTTATCCATCTTTTTACCTCCTGATGTTTGAGTCTAACCTCGTTTTAAAGGCACGAGTTGCCACAATAAAAGCACGACTATCGCCGTGCCTCCTTAATATTTTGCTTTCATTTACCAATATGATTTTTTGCCTAGCCTTTTTTGCTGATCTTCGTATACTTTTTTTCCTTCCTCAATATACTTTTTTGTATCTTCAATAGTATAATTGGCAAATTCACCATTTAAATATCTTCTTATAATGTCATCTCCAAACTTAAGCTTTGCTTCTAGCTCTTCTTCTCCCAAATCTAAAATTGATTCTTCTCCATCTAAAATCATCGGAAAAAACCATTTCATATAAATCATCCTTTCTCAATCATGACTCCTATTGTTTCAAAAAACACTTTTACCGCTTCTTTTTCTAGATCTACATTTTTTGTAAATTTAGCCCTTTTATTAGCCACTTTTCTTATAGTTTCATTATATATTTTTTTAGCTTTAATTTCATCATAATATGATGATTTTGTAATAAAAAATGTCTTCCCCTGATTCGTTACAATAGTCATTGTTTTTATTGCTGGATATGTCAAAAATTCTTGTATATCATTCATTGAATAATATGAAAGGCCAGGATGATTATGAGCTAAAATAACACTTCCCTTTGGTGAGTTTAACAGTTCATGAAATATTTCAATGTTTCTTTCAATATCAACACTATATTGATTTCCTAGTTGTGGCCCTAATATTTCTCTCTCTGAGCTTAATATCATTGCCACTTCATTGCTGTTGTTTTCCTCCTTTGAAATCCTTAGAATCATTTTGTGCATCTCATACACTTTTTCTATTTCTTCATTGCTCATTGACTTTGTTCCAGCTCTTTTTACCTTTTGTATTGCTTGCTCAGTAATTTTTACTTTACTTCCATCTTTATGCCTTCTTAACTCGTTTAAATTCCTTCTAAGGGCATTGATTTTCTTTTTCGAATCTTTTGAACTGGAAGCGTTATAGTACATATCATAATAATGATCAGGATCATATCCTTCAACATTACTCTTTTTGTCAAATCTTATGGCAAACTCGCATTTACAGTTCGCGTGTATATGCGATGCATGTGATCCATGTACCTGAGCCCTAGAAGCTGGCATCCAACCCTGCGAGGCAAGCGCAATGCAAAACGCACACGTTTCACTTCCTCCTGGTATCCATGCCCATTCTGCACCGTCTCTCTTAGCGTTTTTTAACATCGTATCAGCACCAACCTGCTTTGTTAGTCGCTCGACTGTTCCCGGAACTGTACTATTCTGATTGATCATAGTTCCCTGGACCGCTTTTGCTACTTCTCCGTAGTTGGCTGTATCGGCCATTTCAGCATTTGGCACATGAGCTCCCTGTAGCCTTGCTATTTCATCATACATCTGGCATGCCAGCGATCCGTTTGCCTCTCCATAAATGGAACTTATTTGATAAGCACGTTCAATAAGTTTCTTTCTATCTTCATAGCCATTCTTGTCGATGTAGGCTTGCATAATTCTGTTTGCCTTCTTGTTAATGGCTGCCATCGTTTCGACATATTTCGCCCATGATTCTTTACTTATCTCCATCAGCTTCACCGCCAGCCTGATCATCGCTTAGATTTTTGAATTCTTCCTGTAAAAGCATTTGTCCGCGTACGTCGCGTTCCTGTGCTTTAATACGCCTAATATCTGCCTGTGAGAATCCAATCATCTCTAGGAATGTGTCCGTTTGACCAAACCCCTGGCGTGCTGATGCAATCTTAATAGCTGCATCCGCCGTCACAGCGACGCTTGGCATAGCTGGGTTTTTAAAATGCGGAATCACATCAGATGAAGCCTCTATTCCCATTAATTCCATCGACATATTAATAATTTGCTCTAACGCTGACGCATTGCCAGCATTAAGCTGTTCAGCGAGCGCTATAAGCGTTTGTGACTGCGCGAGGATCGCATCGCTTGATGTTGGATTTGCATCATTAATAATGCCGACATCAGCAACTGTCAAACCTGTCTGCGCAGCGAACTGTGTAGCAATCAGTCTTATTGCCTGAACATGCGGCTCAATGTTTCCCTGAGGAAGCTGACCGAATTCCGGGTTTTGCCCAGTTTCAGGATTTGCCGTGGATGCTAAGATATTTCCAACGTACTGTTTGAATTTATTTGATATAACTGAATCGAACTGTTCATCTGTTACCCCCAGCAAATACTTTTGCGGTGCAGTATCAAACTCAATCGCAATTCTCATATCAGCCATAACACCAACATAGTTCTGAATAAGTCTTCTCACTGGTCCGTCTATTCTTGATCGCCCAAAGGGCTTATCTGTTGTGGCATTCCATATCATTGGAACCATTAAAGGCATTCCTAAATCGTGTGGATAATATTCAGCCGTCCATCCACCTTTATTTCTTGAAATAACAACTGTTTCATCTTCTTTGTAATAGTTAATAATTGAAGGATGATAGGCATCGTCTGATTCATCGTATTTTGTGTCAATAATAGCCAGCCCACATTTAATCCGTCCTTTCGATCCGTCCCATAGTGCACTGGCTGTCTTAGGCGTATGAAATCTTATTTTAGCTTTGTCATCTTCGTCCTGTGAAATCGTTGCGAAAGTACACCCGTATTTAAGCTCATCACGGCATGCTTTGCTGTATTCAAAAACGAGATTGTTAAGTGAAACAATCTCGTCAATATTTTTGTCAATCTCACCATTTAAACCTACGAACCCATCAAACATTGATCTCATAGCCAGCATATCAACTGTTTTGGCACCCCATCGGCAGTCGATTTCCAGTTTTTTTAACTCTTTTGGAATTGCAATGCCGATATTCACTTCACGTAAAGGAATTTTACCGTCATAATACTTGTCTTTGATGAAATTTTTTGATGAGTGTGCATTAAACACCCTCACAAGCTTGTTTAGATCTTCACGTTCTTCCAGCGTTAGACCATTTACGTATCCAATATCTAAAAGCATTTATCCTATCCTCATCTTTCTTGACGGATCGCGTTTTGACGTGCGTACTCCCCATAGTGCAAGCGCCGCTGATTCGGCCGGCGCTGAATTGTCTCCGCCAAATCCAAATCCTCCACTGATTGGCCTCTTTACTGATCCGCAAATGCTATTTGAAAGCTGCTCTTGCCCCTCATACCATGTCAAAGTCTTTTCATTTACTTCGTTGATAATAAGGCTTACTGACGCTATTACCGTTTTGGTACTCGCCTTGATCACTGATCCCTTGAATCTCCATGTTGCACTTATACGATCTATTAATAGATCAACGCCATTGCGTCCATCAATTACAACACAAGATGCTTTGTGATATCTTTCGATCAGCCAGTCAGCAAGCCACTGAATTCCTTCATTCGTCGTTCTTCTCTCGATCAGCGTCACTCTTGCCTTATTATCATGCGCTATAACTGCGCCAGACAGGCATACCTCTGATCCATCTGCCGAAAACTTTACTCCGTATGCTGTTTTTCCTTCTGGTTTCGGCAGCGATGACATACAACCCATCCATGATTGCTTTTCAATTACATATTCGCTGTTGTCTTCTATTTCAGGCGCCCACCATCCAAGCCTTTCGCGCGCAAAAGTATCTGAATCCATCTGTTCATATTCCGTTTCGATTGTGCTTAACTTCATTCTTCTGCCAAGTGCCGGATTGGTTGATCTCCATCTTTTTCTATCTGATGTATCGCCTATTTCTTCAACACTGAATTCTGTCCATGATATCTTTTTTGCTTTATGTGAAAGCACGTTTCTTCTCACTACGCGAAAAACTCCGCCATCATTTTTTTCGTCTGGTGGAGTTCCTAGATATAAAGTCTGAGGATTCTTTGAAGCTGATATTGCAGGCAAAAAAGATGCCTGCTGCTCTGCCGTGAGTTCCTGGGCTTCGTCAAATATAAGCAGGTCACCATGTAATCCACGGCCACCGCTCCTTGTTCTTGCCACAAATACACACTTGGCACCATTTTTCAATATAATTTGTTCTCTCCCTAGAGCTTTTCTTATCTCTTTTACTCTTCCCTTTAAAGCAGGAGACTCAAATATCCTTTGTAGCTCCTCAAATGTTTCGGTTGATGTTTTCTGCAGATGTGATGTATAGATAACCCACTCATTAAACAGCACCATGCCTGATGCTATTCTTCCTGTCGTTATCAATGTTTTGCCATTCTGACGAGGGACACTTAGCCCTCCTGACTTGCTGGCCCACTCGCCATCCTCTGTACGTGCCATCCAGTCATCAAGAACATGCTGCTG